CTCAATTGGTTAATATCTACCGTTTAGGTGTAGCTTCAGGTAACACTAATGCTTATATCACTCAGGATCTAGCTTTGACTTACTTAGGTATCAAAATAGTTCTTTGTCCAGGGATGTCAAACAACAAATTTGTAATCACTTTGAAAGATAACCTTATCTATGCATTTGATGGTGAAGGTGATGCTTCTGACTTACGTGCAATCAACTTAGCTGACACTGTAGCTGAGCCTGTAATCAGAACTCGTGCTAACATGAAGGTAGGATTTAGCTTTGTTAACCCTACAGATATCGTTTACTACGCTTAATATTAACTCATAGAGGGGGGCAACCCCCTTTATATAAAACTTAAAAAAAATGCCAGCAACATGTCAAGCCCTCGAGGCCATTGTAAAAAGTTGTGATAACAACAGTGGGGGTATCTATGGAATATGGATTAACCAACAGGATGAAATCGCATCTATTGCACCAACTGATCCATCTGCGGGAACAGGATGGTCTATCACAGGTATTACCCTAGCAGGTACTACTTTATTTGAAAACTATTACATCCGTAGAAATACATCTAGTTTTACAGAAGAGGCTGCTATTGACTTAATCAATGGATCATCTTTTGTTACTTCTACTATCTCTTTGATGTTTCAACGTAGAGAAGCTGCTAAGTCTAGAGCTATCAAAATTTTAGGATCAGGACAGCAGTATCTTACTGCTATTGTTTTAGATGCTAATGGTCTTTATTGGTACTTCCCTTACTTGCAAGTTACAGGTGTAGCTGAAGGATCAGGAACTGCTCGTGCAGATGGTTCTAAATATGCCGTTACTTTGTTAGGTGAAAATGAGTACTTAGCTTATGAGGTTAATATGACCCCTACAGCTTTAGGTCTTATCGGAGTATCTTAATACATTTAACACGCTCAAAATTAGCCCTGCATATTGTGGGGCTTTTTTTATTTCTAAACATTTGACTAACATCATATAATATAGGTATGATATACATTGAACAGGGAACTATTAACCAGGTAGTGCTAACCTTAACAGAGGTTACTACTGTACCTACCCCTCATTATCTATTTGCTTTCACTAATGAAATGAATACTCTATCAGTTACTCAGCTATTTACTACTGCAGATATTAGCTTATACCCTGAGAGATACAATCTTTTTGTACTTAATGAGCCTGTAGATATTATTTTAAAACAAGGGCAGTTTGTTTATCAGATTTATCAAAGCTCAGTACCCTATGTACTACCTTTAACTATTGCACAGTCCACAGGAGTGGTGATAGAAGAGGGTAGAATGGTGGTTAGTGGGCCAGTAGGCACCTCAATATACGATTAATTATGGCATGGTATAGTAACTTTTTTAAGAAAGAGAGCACAGCTCCAGAAGTGGTGGAAGGCTATCAATCTTTTAGCACCCCTTTTCTACCTGTAGGTAAAGGTAACCTAACACTCCCTTATGTAAATGGTAGGTACTCTACTAATATGTGGGTGCGTTTTGGTGCAGATAACCTGTACCCTGAAATGCTTAATCAGATGTATTTCTCTAGCCCATTACATGGTGCCATAGTGGACTATAAAACTAATGCAGTAATTGGTGGTGGCTTTGCTTTGGCAACTGACAAACTAACTACCCCTGAAAAGCTAGAGCTTTACATGTTTGAAAGAAAGATTAAAATAAAGCAAACAGTAAAGGCTGTAACCCGTCAATTAATTGTACACAATAGAATATACTTTAAACTTTGTTTTGACAGCACTAAGAAATTAGTTAAGATAGAGAATGTATCACCTGAGAAAGTAAGGATATCTAGGTATAAAGATATGTACTATCTATGTGAAGATTGGAGTACTAATATAGATGTAAGAGAAATCAAACCATACCACGTTACATGCTCAGACTATGAGCAACTTTACTGCTATGAGATTAAATCACTAGGGCAGGATTACTACAGCCTACCACAATATACCTCAGCTTTAAACTTTGCTTTCCTATCAGGTGAGCTTAGCTACTTTGCAAAAAGTAACATACAAAATAGTGTATTCCCATCCTTTGCTATGATGTTCCCTAAGAGACCACAGTCTGAGGAGGAGAAGCACATGATTAAAGAAACTATCGATAGGTTAAAAGGTGCTGCTAATGCAGGTAAGGCTGTTGCTTTCTTTGCTAATAGCCAGGATCAGTTACCTAAGATAGAAGCTTTACCCAATAATGGTAATGATAGCCTCTTTCAGGAGGCCTCACAGCTTAACACAGAACAGATTTGCTTTGCTCACACTATAGATCCTATCTTAATGGGAGTAAGAACTACAGGATCCCTAGGAGGTGGTGCAGATATTAAGCAGGCTTATGTGATATTTGAAAAGAATGTAGTAATGGAACTTAGACTATGTGTACAGCATATCTTTAATGAGCTATTAACCATTGCTAAGATCCCTGCAGAATTTACTATCAATAACTTCCAGATCATTAATGAGAATATAGTAGAGCTTGAGGGTGATACATCCAAAACTAATGATGCACTTAACAGCCTAAGCCCATTGGTAGCTACTAAAGTATTAGAGACTATGACTATTAACGAGGTGAGAGCTTTGGCTTCCCTTCCTCCTATAGAAGGTGGTGATATGACTCAGAGTGCAGCAGCTGCTATAGTAGTAACCGAAACAACAACCCCTGTATAATGCTATATTTCATAACTGAAACTTACCTTAAGGTTAATACACCCATCACTGCTAATGTGGATGTAACAGATGTTACTCCATACATAGCTACTCAGGCAGCACTAAGAGTACAACCTATACTAGGTACTACTTTCTATAATTATTTGCTTACTCAGTATAATAACCAGGCACTACTTCCTGATGAGGTAGATCTAGTAGAATTTATACAGCCAGTGATAGCTTGGAGAAGTGCTGAGGATGCAGTATTCGGATTAACCTACCAACTTAAGAACAAAGGATTACAAACACAGTCAGGTGATTACTCTGCTAGTGTATCACGTAATGAGGTGGCCTTTGGTATGGAGCACTATGCACAGAAGGCTAGCTTTTTTGAGCAGAGATTAATCAGATGGCTACTTGCTAACAAAAATCTCTTCCCTCTTTTTACATCTACCACTAACATGGATACAGATCTACGGCCTATGTTTAATAACTGTAGCTGTATCAATCAATTTCAGAGTGTATGCACTGGCATGTGTGGTAACCTTAGAGAGAATGGATATAACAACGCTATTCTAATACTATGAGAATGCAGTTAGCCATCTTATTAGCCTCAATTAAACAATATATAATACAATTATTAGCAGTGGTAGGAGCTTTCTTTTTACCTATATCAGGGATACTATTTTTAATTGGGTTTGCTATTGTATTAGATACCATCACAGGGCTATGGAAGGCTAAGAAATTAAAGATTAAAATTACATCTAGGAAGTTATCTGCTATCATATCTAAGCTAATGCTTTATGAGGTGGCCGTTATTGGTTTCTACCTAATAGATTATTGGATACTTAATGATATCATCATGAAGTTTTTTTCAGTACCATTAATGCTCACAAAAATTCTATCACTAGTGCTTTGTAGTATTGAATGCATTAGTATTAATGAGAACATAAAGGCAGTAAAAGGGGTGGATATATGGTCAGCTTTTAAGCAGTTACTTAGGAGATCAAAAGAAATTAAACAAGATATAGATGGAGTTAGATATAAGCAAGATAGTTCAACACCGATTATCTAAGGATCAATTTGTAGATGAGCTTACAGACAAAAGACAAATCTATTTACACCATACAGCAGGTGGACCTGATGCAGTATCTGTAGCTAAATTCTTTAATCAGAAAGTAGGTAAGGTAGCCACTGCTTTTATCATAGGTAGTAAAGGCACAATCGTGCAATGCTTCAGCTCCAAAAATTGGGCTTATCACCTAGGACTTAAACAGGAAGTATTTGAAGAGGCAGGGGTAACTTATAGGAGCCTTGATAGATTATCTGTAGGGATAGAGATTTGTAACTATGGACCATTAACCAAAAGGAATGGATACTACTATAACTATGTAGGTGGTAAAGTAGATTACACTCAGCTAACTATCTTAGACAAACCATACAAAGGGCACATCTATTGGCAAATGTACACAGATGCACAAATAGAGTCTACCCGACAGCTTCTAGTGTACCTTTGTGATCAATATAACATCCCTAGAGATTACTTTGCTAGCATATTTGATATTGATAAACGTGCTTTGAGGGGAGAACCAGGTATATTTACACACAATAGTGTAAGAAAAGATAAGAGTGATATATACCCATGCCCTAGAATGATACAAATGCTACAGAATTTATG